GTGATTGTGAATCTAAATTGTATATTATACCGTCGTGAGACTTGAGGAGCCACCAGAGCTTCCAGCACTTTGCCTCGTCAAGTCTCTTTGGTTTGATTCCGAACGCAATTCTGACGTCAATAGATGGTTCGGACATTTCGATGATTTTGCGCATCAAATCTGTTGGAAGATTTGACCACGGTTTCATTTCTTTTTAGACCGCGTACAGTTTTTATATGGTGCACAACTCGCACGCATAGTAAACCCCTTGATAGGTCCCTTGAGACACTTGGCCTTGGGAAACTTCCGGGGCAGACTAAAAATCTTCTTATTTGTGAAACGGATACAGACCTTGTTCCTGGGACCTGCTTTGCAACAGGACTTCATACTTTAGGCTGAGATGTTATTGCGCCGGTTGTTTCCACCGTTCGTAGTATACTGTCCGTTCGGTGTTCTATTCACAGGGGTCCCGTTTCCAGTGACTTTTGCCCCGGTTATAGTATTCTTGTACACAGGTGCGCCACCCACAGTATTTGATTTCGTCTTGGACCACCACCATTTACCAGCTGGTTTTGTACTATTGTTCAAATACTTTTGGTTAAATTTTATGGCATTTTTAGGAACACCATGAGTGTTTCCACTGTTATTGTACCTGAAAAACCCACCAAATGGTCCCTTGAAGACTTTTACGTAATACCCGCCACCATAATGAGCGGTTCCAACCACTTTACCACCCTTTATGTTTTCAAACTTTCTTATAAACCGAATTTCATTCTGAAGTGTTCTTGGTCCTCCTCGCGATGTATAACTGCTCGGCCCGCTCCGAGACTTGGTGTGCATTGGCATCATCATCATTTTGTATAGACCCAGGTTTTTTTACGCACTACACATCAGACACCCCTCGGGGTTTTCGCGCGAACACGCGAGGACCTGTTCGGGGGTCGGCTTCTGTGCAACTGGGGAGGACAGTTGCTGCGCAACTGGGACTGTCACCTGGATAGGCTTCGCCTTTGACCGCGTCCGGAGGTAGTACATGCCCGTCTTAAGTCCCTTCTTCCACCCGTAAAAGTGCATGCTCGTCAACTTCGCGAGGCTCGGATCCTCCATAAATATATTCAGAGACTGGGACTGGTCAATGTATGGTCCGCGATCGGCTGCCATGTCAATCAGGCTCTTTTGCTGAATCTCCCATACGGTTCGGTACACCGCCTTCAACGTATCGGGTACGCTTGGAATGTTTTGAACCGAACCACCGTGGCGGATAATCTCGGTTTTCATCGCAGGGGACCAGAGACCCAAAGCCTCCAGGTCCTTGACCAGGTGTTTGTTGACCACCACAAACTCACCTGCAAGCGTCCGACGCAGGTAGATGTTGGTCGTGTATGGCTCGAAACACTCGTTATTCCCCATGATTTGAGACGTCGAGGCGGTCGGCATGGGTGCAATCAGTAAAGAGTTGCGTAGACCATACTTTTTGATGTCCTCTTTGAGCACGTCAAACGGAACGATCGGTTGCGTGTTCCACATGTCGTACTGAAGGATCCCTTCAGAAGCAGGCGAACCACGGAACGTCTCGTACGCCCCCTGTTCCTTCGCGAGGAGACACGACTCTTGAAGTGCAGCAAAATATATGATTGTGAAGATGTTTGTATTTATTTGGCGAGCCCGTGGTGAATCAAACGGAAGACCAAGCATCATAAACACGTCCGCAAGGCCCTGGACCCCGAGACCGATGGGACGGTGACGCATATTACTGAGCTCGGCAGGCCGTGTCGGGTAGTAGTTCTTGTCGATGACGCGGTTCAGGTTTCGCGTCACAACACGAGTCACTTCATCAAGTTTGTCATAATCAAATACACGCTCGTTTCCGTGTTGCTTTACAAACTGAGGGAGACACAGACTCGCGAGGTTACACACGGCCGTCTCATTTTCCCCAGAAACCTCCATAATCTCGGTACACAGGTTTGAAGACTTGATGGTCCCAACGTTCTTTTGGTTCGACTTGGCGTTGACTGCATCCTTGTAACACATGTAGGGTGTGCCGGTCTCAACCTGACTCCGAAGGATCCGGTCCCAGACGTCACGGGCCTTGACCTTGCGTTTGTACCGTCCCTGAGCGACGTACGTGCGATACATCTCATTGAATTCCTCGCCGTACACGTTCTGCAACTTGGGAGACTCGTTGGGACACATGAGATACCAGTCGCCGTCCTCCTCGACCTTTTGCATAAACAGGTCGGGGACCCAGAGGGCCGTGAACAGGTCGCGACACCGCGCCTCCTCGTCACCCTGGTTCAAACGCAGGTCCAGAAATTCCATAATATCGGCGTGCCATGGCTCGAGGTACACGGCAAACGAGCCCTTGCGTTTGCCACCACCCTGGTTCACGTACCGGGCCGTGTTGTTGAACACACGAAGCATGGGAACGATCCCGTCAGCAACACCGTTTGTCCCCTTGATAGGCGTTCCGTTTGCCCGGATATTGCTGATGTGGAGACCGATCCCACCAGACCACTTGGAGATTTGCGCACACTCCTTGAGTGTATCGTAAATACCCTCAATCGAGTCATCCTTTGCAGCCACCAGGAAGCACGAGCTCATCTGAGGGCGGTTGGTCCCCGCATTGAACAGCGTCGGTGTCGCATGCGTAAAGTACTTTTGACTCATCAGGTCGTACGTCTCACGGACGCGCACGAGGTCCTCGCCGTGAATCCCCAGGGCGACACGCATGAACATGTACTGAGGCGTCTCACCGGGCAAAAGGTATCCACGCTGGAGCGTCTTGATCCCAAAGTACCCAAAGTCATAGTCGCGCTTCTGAACAATCCACGAGTCCATATCGAGTTTGATCGTCTTCATAAACTCTTCGCTCAAGATGCCCTTTGTATGGAGCGCAACAGCACAGTCACTGAACGTCTTGAGGCACGTCTTCTGGAGGTTGCTGACGGTGATACGCATCGCCAGAGTCTCATAGTCGGGGTGCTCTGTAATCATACCGATAGCCACCTCGGCACTCAGAGTATCAATCTCACTTGTTGAAATCCCATCATACAGGGACGCAAAGACTTTCTGGGCCACCTTGTCTGGCTGAACCTGTAGTGGTTCGAATTCTGGTTGTAAATTGAGTTTGCGGATTCGGCTGGTCACCTTATCAAAGAGCATCTCGACAACATCCCCAGACCGCTTGACCACCTTCATTGTATTTTTAGGGTCTGTTTTTTTTATCCCTATATGACAATATGGAGACGTATGATCTCAAGCCCATCCGTCTGAGCCTCGTCACGCCTCTTGGAAGTGCATTCTTTTCCGAATTTAACAAGGAAAATGTCCATAAGAATATCCTAGACACGATCAAGAGTCGGACTGGGTACCAACTCGAGCGCCAAAATGACGGTGACATTCAGTCTCTGATGCGCGTTGTGTTTACCGACATGGCAGGTGACATGTACTCTGACGTGAAAAACCAGGTGGCGGCTATGAATGCTGAAGTCGTGCGTCGGGCCATTCCCACAATCTCCACTGGTATGCTTCAGCAGCTCGTGTATCTGCGCGACATTTCGGAGAACCCAGTACCGCTCGAGACTCCGGTCAGCACAAGCACCTACGGAAAGAAGATTCCGAGCAATTTTAAGTTTGGGATCTTTTAGGGAGTTCCGAAGGAAACTCCGTTACGGCTGCGCCGCAAATAAGTTCTGCGAACTTACTAGAAATGAAATCCCTCGACGACATCCTCTTTGGCTTTCTCATATTCTTTGCCATCGAGCGCGCCATCCGACTCTTCAGTAACGCGGTCATCGAGCCATGGGCACAGAAGCGGACAGACAATCAGACCGTTGTCGAGAACTGGAAACTCGCTACAGAGCTCGCGTTCCTCATAGGAGCCTGCTTCGCCGTTTTCCGCTTTCGCAAGCCTTTGGCTCGGCTCGTGACTTAAAAGGGTCGAACGCTTGAAGATTAATGAATAGGTTTCGTGACGAAACTGCAGTACTCTGTCAGCAAAAGGGGTGGGACAAAGCACCTATCAGCATCGTATGGATGCTTCTCAACGAAGAAATGGGGGAACTTGCGTCAAGTATCAGGCAAAAGAAACAAATTTACAAGAAATCGGGGCTCAAGAAGGATCGAGGGACGGATATTATGATGGAAATGGGTGATGTGTTCAGTTACTTGTTCCAACTTGCGGCTATGTTAAACATAGACCTTGACGAAATGTGGGAACTTCACCAGCAAAAAGTCAAGACGAAGTTTTACCAGCCGACCAAAAATAATATAAGTGTATGCTAGTATGGCATCTGGTCTTATGATTGATGACCGCCTTCAGATTGACCTCTTCAACCCGACCACATGGACGGGTGACTTTGGTGTCAACAAGGACGGATTCCGCAAGGATCTCTTTATCGATGGGTCATACACAAGTGCCATCGATGAAAAGCCAGTTGATTATTCAGATGATTTGAATCCGGCACTGAAGCCGTATCCCCTTTCGGGAAACATGTACCTCAAGACAACGAGTCCCAATTACGCGCCTCACGATGCGTTTCCCACGCGCAAGTACGAGTACTCTGATGGTACAGTCACATGGTTCCGGCCGCTCTTGCCATGGTGCTGGATGAATGGAAACCAGGAAAGTGGACCGTTCAGACTTGGTCGGGGCCAGCAGAGTACATTGGTCATTCTTATTCTGATTGCACTGATTCTCTATTTTTTCACTCGCGCTAGAAAGTAGTCACCTTTGGTGCCGCCACCTTGACCAATTTCTTTGCTAAATTCTCTTTTTCGGTCCGTGACCGTTCATCCAGTTTGGGACACTCGTGTGCCTCTAACTGAATGCACCGCGCACAAAACGACCCGGAACACTCGCGACACGTCAGGAACCTGTTCTTGTGTTTACACTCGGACTTCTTGGCAAAGACTTGCATGTACGAGTCCATTGTCGCTTGGCTCGGAGACTCCATCCTCCCTAATTTCACATACGATTTCTTTCTCTATGTACGGAGGGTCGTCAAGGATCTCACAGAGCCCGTGGACGCGGCCTTTCAGAACTCGTTGCCACACAACCTCGAGCACGGGCAAAGCGCGCTTGAACCACTCTCGGTCTCGTTGCACACGGACAACCACAAACTCGGGGTTCCCTCCTTCGACTTTTGCAGGCCGGTACTGAACAAAATCACACTCCTCCAAGTCGGTAATTTCGAGCTGAAGCTGAACTTGCGGCCAATAGTGTTTCGGAACGTTCGGTTCAATCTTGCGTGACAAAGGACACTTGATTTCCACCAGGAGACCATCCTCGGTGACGCCGTCAGGTGACGCCCCGAGCCACGGGTAGTCTCGGTGTTGCACGAGTCCAATCTCATGGGACACGCGTCCGTACTTCTTATCATACAGGTCTCGGGCGATCGGCTCGAGGAGCGTGCCATGTGCCGTCGCCGCATTCCCCGCCCACTTGGTTCGAAGCACCTTTTTCTTGACAAATGCATCCGGACTTTCGAAGTGACTCTCGCCAAGGGCGCTTGCAACGTCGCTGGCCGTAATCATGTTCTCACGGAGCTCTAACCATTCCTGAGACCTTTGTTCAGCGTACTCTTGCGCGATGAGCTCATTCGCTCTGAGGACGCACCTTTGGTGGTCCATTCTTATTCTTAAACCGTGCGTCCGTCTTAAGTACAATCTCAGCGGCATTCTGTTCCGCCTGCTTCTTCGTTAGTGCAAACCCTGACCCACACTCGACCCCGTTGACGACGACCGTGATGAAGAACTGCCCATTCATCTGACCCATAAGACGATACTCAGGCAAAGGGTACTTGAGTGCTTGACACCACCGCATGAGTTGATCCTTCCAATTGTCATCTGCAAACGACGTCTCCACCTTTGTGAACGACTCAAGCACGAACCGCTTGGCGTGCACCATGCCTAGGTCCAAGTAAATGGCACCCACAAATGCCTCAAACACATCCTCCATGATGTGTTCATTCGTGTTCCAGCCGTTACGTTCCCCCTTTTCATCCATCAAAATGTACTCGTGAAGCCCCAATTTTTTAGAAATTTCGCATAGGGTCTTGCCTCGAACCATCTTCGTGCGCGCCTTGGTCAGGAACCCCTCCTGTTCCTTTTCGTGAAGATCAAAAAGATGTTTCGTAATTATAAACCCAAGGACTGAGTCCCCCATGAACTCCAGGGTCTCATATGAACCAGTCAGGTCTGAATAGCGTTTCAGGGCTGACTTGTGCGTAAACGCGCGACGATACAATGTAATATCTTTGACTTTGGTCCCAACCAGAGCATTCACGACATCACGTGAAAGCTCTGGAGGGGGGACGGGGACGAGAGGTGTTTGGACCTCGAGTGTGACCTCCATGTTTATGTTATATTACACACGTGGTTTTGTTTTAAGTCATTTAGGCAGTGGCGGTTGCGGCGGGCTTGGCAACCTTGGGCCGCATCTTCTTCTCCTTTGGGGCCTCGGCAGGGGCAGCGTCCGAAGGACCTGCCCCGGGGGTCTTGGGGGCCTTGGCAGGCTTCTCAGGCTTGGGCTCCTTCACGTAGTGCGGGTTGATGTACTTCTGAATGTTCAGGAACGTCACCTGCACGTCCTCGGGCACCTGCAGCAGATCCTTCAGGGTGGCGTCCAGGCTGATGTTCTGGCCCGCCTTCAGACCCTTCGCCTCCACGTACTCGTTAATCTTCCGAGTCACCTGGGAACGAGAGATCTTCTCATCAACAGCCAGATTCAGGAAGGTGCGCAGCTTCTCAGACACGCCCAGGGGCTTGTTGAACCCATTGTTCTTCACACGGGCCGCCTGCTTCTCGCCGGTCGGGTCCTCAATGTGCTGACGGATCTTCTTCACGTCCTTGCGTAGCGCGTGATTCTCCTTGGTCAGAGCCTCAATAGCAGCCTGCAGAGTCTCGAGAGTAGCCATCTCTTTGTACTATAGGAACGACGGGTCTCTTTAAGTCATGAAGAACGCCATAACAAGCACAAGAAGTAACGGAACAAAGGCGATAAGTAAAATTTGCCAAACCAAGTACCCTTCTGAAGGGCGAGAAGGGGGTGGTAAAGGTGTCGCACCGGGCACGGGTGTTGGGTCGTTACTTTGTTGTAAATTTATACCAAACCCAGGCGGAAGTGAAATACCGGCAGACTGACGCGACTCGACTTGCGACAAAATGTCTGGAATTTCAGTCTCACACATGTTCGAACAACACCCGGGATCGCATGGGTACACCAGTCCGTTCTGTTTATTTACTCGACCGCAAATAGTTGAGTAAAAATCAAGAGGATTTGTGAGGCATGTACAGTCTGCCAAAATGTACTTGGCACTACAATTCGAAAACATGTCGCGCCTCTACAAGAGTTAAAGAATATTTTTGTAGTTGTACTACAGATGGAGTACGGAAAGCCCCAGAAGCTTCCCGATGGCCGATACTTTCTGCGCATTTCCGGTGCGACGCACCAGGTGAACAGTCTCGTGCTCCAGGACTCGCTCGAGACCAAGTCTGTAAGCTTTAAGATTCCAGAGAGCCTCGACGTGTTCAAGGTGATTGACGAGCAGATTTTGACCAAGGCGAAGGAGTCCAAGGTGGAGTGGTTCGGCAAGGAGTTGTCAGACGAGACAATTTCAAACGCGTACCAGGAGAGCGTGACCGATGGGGTCCTGAGCGCGACACTGGCATCCGTCAAGGGTCAGGTGACGACAACCGTTTTTGACACTCAGAAGAACCAGCTTGAGATTCAGGACGTCAAGACGGACACGAAGTGTGATGTCGTGTTCGAGCTCGCGGGTCTCTGGTTCCTGAAAAAGTCCTTCGGTCCCGTGTGGCGCATCCTTCAGGTGCGCGTCCGTGGCGCCGCTAAGCCGCCCGCCCCCAAGGAGTACATGTTCACGGACGAGCCCGAGGACGAGGAGGACCCGGCGGACTTTTTGGACTAAAAAAGTTTCACCCAGGCACTCGGGTCCTTCGGTTGGACAAGTCCTTCGGACTTGGAAAAAATATCCCGACTTAGTATAAATGAATCGCAAGGGTCTGGCGATTGTTGTCCTCGTGGCCATTATTTTGTTCCTTCTGTTCACGGGTCGGAAGAGTGGGTACACCGCTGGTGCCCCCAGCACCGTCACCGGTTTTAACCTAGGTGGATACGATCATCATCACAACATGGTTGTTCAGGGCAAGGGCATGCACGCGGGCACCGCGGGTGGTATGAACGATGGCATTGGTCAGGCCGTGTCGTCTGCCAGCCTGATTCCCCGCGACGTCGTTGCCACCGAGGACTTTGGTCAGTTCAGCCCAGACAAGATCCTGGGCAACCAGAACTACCTGGACCCTCGCAGCCAGATTGGCTACCCTGAGACGCTGGGTGGCAACCTGCGTAACGCCAACCGCGACTTCCGCAGCGAGCCCCTGAACCCCCGCACCCCCGTGAGCATCTTTAACCTGAGCACCATTCCTCCGGACGTCATGCGTCCTCGCTTCGAGATTGATCGGGAGTATCAGTAAACTGTTCCTCGCCACGCGTCGCTCCGCTAAAAAATAAGTGCTACGCACTTACTAGAAATGGACTTCAAGTCTGCTATGACTGAGTGGGTCGCTCTAAAGGCCCAACTTGCTGCAGCTCGCAAAGATCTCCAGACGCTCAACAAGCGCGAGAAGGATCTTCGCAAGTTTGTGACTGTGCACATGTCTCAGAACGCCATTGACACTGTCAAGGTTCAGGATAAGGTCAAGGTGAATCTCAAGGTTAAAAAGACGAAGGGCTCTATAACAAAAGACGTTATTCTCAGTGGTCTTCGCACGTTTTTTGGTGGAAACGAGGCGCAGATTGAAGGTGCCTGGAACGCCATCCAGGACGCAGCACCAGTTAAGGAAACAAAGGCCGTATCTGTCAGCGGACTCAAGTCCATAACAGATGGGAATTAATGACGAGTATTCTCGTGATGCCTACGAGTACCAACTCGTCTATTCAGACGATGACGATGACGATGATTTTGATTCTCAGCTTGACCCAGAGGATTGGCAGGCGGTCTATTCCGAGGAGCTTTTGAATGGATGGATGACGATCCGAGCATGGTTCGATGATTCGTACCTTCAGGCCCGCGCATCTTATCACACGTTTGTCGAGTTTGTTTTGGATTCGACCCCGTATTGGACCTCAGAGGCTCCGACCCATGAGTGTATTGCACTTTGGAACGAGATTTCCAAGATTGACGTCATTCGTGAGCGCGTGAAGCCCCAGGAGTTTACAGGCTGGTACTTTTCTTACCTTATAGTACATGATTGACATCACGGGTCCGAAAGTTTTGGTCCCCACGATCCTCTTTGCCCTCTTGAGTCCAGGCCTTTTGCTTCGCCTGCCCCCAGGAGCCGGTCTCTTTATTCAGGTCTTGTTTCACGCCCTCGTGTTCGCCCTTCTCAACTGGGCCATCATCAAATTTGTTTTCAAATTTACCTTGACACCAGCTGACCTCGTTGTTCCCGCCTTCTGGTTCATTCTCTTGAGCCCAGGTGTTCTGTTGACCATCCCTCCCGTCACGTCCTTGTTCTTCTCCGGGAAGACGGGGCTCGTCCCCATCCTTGTGCACTCCGTTGTCTTCTCCATCACGTGGGCCTCGACGCGTGGAGTTTTCCCCCAATTTTACTAGAAAAATAGAAGAATGAAACACTTGGTCATCGGTCCAGGTGCGATGGGGTTCTTTATCTTTCTTGGGACGTGTGCACGTCTCAAAAAGGATGGGTACTTGCACGATCTTGAAGAGTTTTCTGGGGCATCTGCAGGTGCACTGCTTGGTCTCATGTTCTGTTTCGCACAAGGGGACACGACAAAGGTCCTGGACTATGCACTCGGCGTTCCCGTGAAACAAATTATGAAACCAAATATCAAGTCCCTCCTGACCAACTATGGTCTTATTCCGTCAAGCAAAATCCGAAAGGTTCTTGGTGATGCATGTACACACTTCACGGGTCGACCCGATATGACGTTCCGAGAGCTCCACGAGCATTTTCCTATAAAATTCCACGTGTCAGCCTATAACGTCCAGTTTATGAAAACCGATTACTTTTCAGTGAACACGACGCCGTCCATGAGCGTTCTTGACGCCGTATGCTCGAGCATTGCGATTCCGTTCCTGATCGCGAGCACGAACGGATACATCGACGGTGGATCTGCAGAGGTTGTCCCTGGTGCGCCTTTTTTAGGTCGCGATGACGTTCTTGTGCTTCGTCTCGATTGGGGGCAGCCCATGGAAATCAAAGACCTCAAAACGTACACTATGAGTATTTTGAGCTCAACGATGAAACTCCGGGCAACGTACGATTTTCCAACACTGGCCATACCCCAAGGAGACGAAAACATCTATGATTTCAGTGCGTCAAACGAAGTGAAACTCAAGATGTTTCTCAAGGGATGGTCCCAAAAATTTTCGTAATGAATAGTACCAATGCGTACTATTATTCGGTCCGGGTACGTTCAGCACCGGAAGCGCAAGACGATCACCGTGCGTCGCAAGGACGGCACGACCTACCGGTACACGCGCAAGGCGGGAACGACCCGCGTGCGCCCCGTGCCCACCAAGGACGTGGGTGCTATCGGCAAGGGCCCCAAGGTCATCGGCCCGCTCAAGGCTGGTATGTTGACCCGGTACCACTACCACCCCGTGGAGGCGCCCACGACGCGTCACAAGGCGCTTACGCGTGCCGTGACCAGGGGTCATGAGGACCCGCACGCCGTGATTCGCCGTCTGATTGCGATCAGCACCCTGACCAAGCGGACTCTGCCCCGCGCGTCTCGCATTTACAAGTCGGATGCCGCATGGGTCCATAGCAAGTTCTCCAAGGCGTTTGGTCGGAAGCGGCGTTAATTTCTCCGCCAAGTATAAATGGCATCTCTGCGAAACGTTCGAGGATCGCGGAAAACAACGACCACAATCAAGCCGCGGTCGGCTCCGACCCCGGCGCGCTCCCGTCGCACGACCACGACCGTTCGCCCACGGTCGGCACCAGCGCGCATTTCCCTAAACAAAGAGGCAATCTTGAAGATGACGCGCACAGAGGCGCGCGCTACACTTCGCGCCACGACCCCCATGACATTCTACAAGATGGGTCAGCGTGGTCTTGTTCTGTTTGCGCTTTTGCTCATCATGGCGACTCAGCCGTCCCAGGCGTTCCTGAACCACGCCGCCGCGGCGGGAGCTGTTCAACCGAGTGCGCCCGTCAAGGCGAAGCGCTGGTGGGATGCGTTCCATGCGAAGGAGACGTCCGTCGCGACGCAGCTTTCTCGGGCAGCCGCAGCGACGACCGTTGCCGTCACAACCGGGTCTGGAACCGCGACGACAGCCGTTGTCCTCGGTCAGATCACGTCTTCGGCGTGGGGAAAGTACATACTGACCCTTGTGGTCATTTCACTTTTCGTCAAACAGATTCTGGACTTTGGAAAGGCATACATGAATCGTCAAACGGTCAAGAACCAGAAGATGCTTATTGAGAGGCAAATGGAGCTCCAAGAGCGCATGTTGACGATGATGCTTGAGGCTCAGACGCGTCCCCGCGGTCGTGGTCGGCGCGCCCCTGCCCTCCCATCGGCAAACCGGTTGGCCCTGCCCGCCATTGCCGCCGCCTAAGTCCATTCGATAGGGTCCCATACCCCATGAATCGCAGGACCAATAGGAAAAAACGGTTCGATGGACCATTGACCCGTGTGACTCAATATGTCCATGAGTATATGAAACATGTAAATGTTTCGAGCCCTTGAATTTCGAATCAAAATAAGTGACCATAAGGAATGAGGCACCTTATAGGTCAATACGTACCAGTTCCAGTTTCTTAGTACCGTCCACGGTTCTGTGCGTGGTGATAAGAAAATGGCCATGGGAAGGTCTGGGGCAATGGACCACACATAGTCACTCAGTGTTAAGGACCCAAAGTAGACCCACGTTGTAATCACGTGTCCAAGCCAAAGCATACTTAAACCTAATTTTACTTTAAAATTCATGGAATATACGCTCCAGGCAATAGCTGCTGATATATGGTCTTCACTCGGTCCGGGATACTCCGAGTCCGTGTACCATTGTGCGTTCGAGGTGGCCCTTCGTTATCGTCAGGTCCCGTACGAAACGGAACGTATCGTCCCTGTCTTTTACGGCGGTCAGAACGTTGGCCACGTCCGGGCCGACCTGATTATCGATCGACGGTTCGTTGTGGAACTCAAGTCGGTAAGCAGACTCAATGAGACCTACCGAATTCAGACCCGGAATTACTTGGACCTTTTGGGTCTTCATGTGGGATTCCTCATCAATTTTCCAGATAAATTAGGGTCCTTTGAGTTTGAGCGGATCGAGCGGGACCCCGACCCGTACCCTCCTCATCTGCTTTTGTCGATGTACTAGGAGGAGCTCCGCTCCGACTCGGGTCGGACCCATAGGGTCCTCATACCGTGGAAATATATTCCCAGGAAAGTTCTCTACAAATTTTATCCCAAATTTGGTCTTGGACGTACAATTTCTCCCGACTCTTGAGGAGTGGAAAACATGGGAGGTACTGGTCTTCACCGAGGAGTTCACACATTTTATATAAAACATACGAGTAACTCAAAAAGTTTTTACGATTCGCGGGTTTGTGCTTCTCGAACGGTGCTTGAATCGCGTGGAACATGAGTCGTAGTTTGTCTTCAAGCGATTGAGGCATCGTTGGAGGAGTGATGCCGCTCACTATAGTTGCTATATATGGAACGTGTTCATAGTACTTGGCGTATCCGAGCTTTTTTAACAGAGCCTTAACTTTTTCGTGCGTAATCTCCGAGAGGTCCTTAACTTTTTGTTTCCTAAATTCTGTTCGTAATTTCTCAATCACGTCTTTGGGAACATGGGTCGATTCTTTGGCCTGGAATTGACTAATCCATTCATTAAAATGGTTCTCACGCTTGTACGAATATACGACGTGTTTCTCAAGGTCCTGTTCCTCCTTGAAACCCACCTCGTCACCTAAAATGTATTCTACGGCACCGCAATCTCGACATACTTCTTCAGATGTCACTTCGTCAAAGACGCGTGTATACATCTTACCGCACGACGCGCACGGCTTTTCATGAGCCGGCTTTGATGCAAGTATGTGCGTCTCATTTTCAACCTCTTGAAGATACTTTTTAAATATATCGTTTCGTTGGACCCCTCGTTTCGTCGCCACCCTGAGGTTTGCAACGTGTGTTGTTGTTTCGCGAACCATTTCAGCTCCACTTGTATATTCCTTGAGTACTGGAACACACGACAGGAGATACTCGGCGAGTTCATCTTGGGATTTACACGCACGTATTCGTTCATCGTACCTTGCCTCCATTTTTCTTGAATAGTATACATTTTTTAAGCCTCACATTTTGGTGCTAAATAGAACTTCAGATCTCCTAAATTTGCAATAGTGTACCGAAACACTATAGGCATATTGGGCGTCTCCGAGTCTTGCATGAGCTGAACACTTGAGCACATATTTGTCGCCTTTGTAAATAGGTTGATGTACTTGAGATTGAACGTGTCTCCTGTCCGCTGTACAGACTCTGGGAACTCGATCACCGTCTTTTGGTCTGCAAAGTCGCCCTTACAGCTCAGCTCGAGGGTCGTACCGTCTCTGATAATGTCCATTTCCGTCGCAAGGTTCCCCATGTCTCGTGCAATGCGTTGAAAGTCCACGGCGGGCATGGTCGTCACGACGTTCATGTGAATCTCGGGAATCTCAAGCTTGTCCTCGTTGATGTCCAACAATTTTAGTTTGAAATTCGTAGATGACTTTTTCTCGGGATTCTCTATGTGAATCTCCATATAGTCCCTGCCTTCGATCCGTACAAACAGTGTGTCCTGGTGCGTCACGGACTTGAGAAGCTTGTACACGTTCGCCATGTTCAGTCCGGCAACAATCTCCGTCGGACACTCGTACTCTTCAAAGTTCTCGGCACTGAGCTCCATATGAACAAGCGTGACGCGTGCCGTATCCAGTGTGAGTACGTGGACCCCCTTCTCGGTAAAGTACACGTTCACATCGTTGATGATGTCCTTGAGTACTTCAAAGACAGACTTGAGCGCGGACGCTTGAATCGTCCGAAAATACATTATTAGTTCATGTGCTGCGTTTCTTTAACCTGATCTTTTGTTTTGATACGCGTCAGTAACACTCATTGAAATCCTCGCCTCGAGTTCAGGTGTCAGGACGGGCTGGAGAGGTTCACCGTACCGATCAAAATCGAACAGGCCAGGCGTCTCTGACCCGTCAAGGTTTTGACACAGTCCACCAGTACAGTCCCATGACTCGAACTCTGTTGGAACCATGGACACGAGCCATTCCTTCACTTGCGCACCGACGCACATCTTTCCCTCGTTCGTCACCAGCGTAGGAACCCGCGTGATTTTCTTCGATGGAACACCAGACGTCGCGATGTTGTGAAACCGAATAATCTCGAGGAGCGAAGGCTGGGTCTTTATGAACCCTATAATTTCCTGTGAAAATTTGCACTTGTCTGAGTAGACCAAGAGTGCCATTCCTATCTCTAGGTGGGAGATTTCGGTCTGAGGTCTGGACGCGCCCCTTTTTTGTTGCCTAAGATTAATGAAGGATCTCATTATCCTGATCCTCGTAGCCCTGGTATTTTTCTTTGTATGGAATTCGCGTCAGACCAAGAGCACCTACTCTGTGGAAGATGTGGACCGTGTAGCACCCGTCCCGCCCCTGATCATCCAGGCAATCATCGAGAAGTTTCAGAGCATGAAGCCCGACTTTGCACCGATTGATACGGTCTTTGTCAATATCCAACCGGATGGCAGTTACCTGTCTCGCATTATGTTCTACAACACGAAGCACTTTTTCGGAACCCAGTACGACATCAAGGCGAAGGTGTCTGATGACGGGTCCGTGTCCATCCTCGATATTGGCGACTCGTCCACTGTTGATCCGTCGTATGGATACAAGCCTGATCAGTACCAGACGTGGGTAGATGTCCAGAAGAACCTCGACGCGCAGTTTTCAGGCGCCCTTCAGGGGTACAAGAACCAGACCCCTCAACCAAACCTCATCCACCCAAGTGAGGGTTACGCTCAGGGAATGCTTGAAACCGATATGAATCTCATGACTCGCTCGTAGGGCCCCTCGGCAGTGGAGCCTTAATTTAAACTTTTTTGAGAATAGAATGTTGACAGCGAAAGAACTCGTAGCCAACGAAAAGAAAAGGGACCTTGCTAAAAAAGAGTATTACAAGGCTCTTCTTGAGCAATTTTGTCGTAAAATTCGAGTCGCATCCGAAAAGGGGCACAGGGACACCATCCTCACAGTCCCTCCATTTGTTGTGGGGTTCCCACGGTACGACCTAACAGTGACTGTGATGTACATGGCTCGTCAACTTATGCGTCTGGGATACACGGTCAACCTCGTCGGTCCTTTGGACATACGTGTACAGTGGTCAAAGGCATCTAATTTACATTCTGAATTCGAAAAGGAGGAGGCAGACCCAGGAGCCTTTCTCCCCAGTCTCATGAACCTCAAGAAGGCTGCTGATAAAATACGGAAGAAATGAGGACCTCGCGTCGCTTCGCTAGGAAACGAGGACCGCGCTGCGGTCCGACGGGAAACTTGTTTCCCTTTACTAAGAATGGACCTCCTCAACGAGTCCGAGCGTCGTTTCACGAAGAAACTGTGTGACGCCATGATTCCCGTGATGATCGAAGCATTCTGGGAAATATGGCTCGAGGCCAAGAAGGAGTCTCAGGGCAAGAACACGACTCGCGTGTTCCAAGAGCTCTTGCGAGGCGTCAAGACCTGGAACTCTTCAATTTCACTCAAAAATACAGAGGCCATCGTCAAGAACCAGCCCCTGTTCCCCAACCTGCTTGCGGCCGTCTTTGTGATTCACGTCAAGATTCTGAGCGCCATCCGGACCGACAAAAAGTCGAAGAAAATCAGCATCAAGCTCCCGGCGAATGACGTGTTTGTTCAGCGGTGCTACGAGGCGTGCGCCAAGGACCTGTATGAGAGCCCAAGCATCATCGTGGACAACAAGTCTGAGGAGGAACGCAATAACAATTTAAATGAGCGATTTAACAAGAGAATTTGCGTCGTTATTGAGGACCTCATTCCAACGGCCGAGATTCTGAACACGTACCTGCCCCTGCCTGCCGCTGGTGAGGACCTAGACATGGACCATGAGGACGAGGACCCGGAGAACGACGAGGACGTTCCGGACCTTATGGACGACGCCCCACCGGCCGACGCGCCTATGGACGACCCGTCATCCCTCCCCCAGAACACGGGGAACATGGAGTTTGGAAAGACGCCAGGTGGTGTGGACAACATGGTGACGGTCAACAACTCGACGACGCCACCAAGCGTCCCAGGAGCGACACCTGGAGGCACTCCCGCCCCTACAAACGATTCAGATGATCTGTTTCCAGATGCGCCAGCAAAGATTCAGAAATTAAACCACGTGTAATAACAGATGGATCAGTACTTTCGAGAGCCATTTAGTGCTGCCATCATTGCAGCGGCAATCGTTGTCGGATACGTATATATCAGGTCAAAAATGAATAATGAAGAAAAGCTCAAAAATTCAGATTATTTCAAGCCGGCGTTTTTGGTTGGTATACTCGTCTATTTTATCGTTCAGCAAGGTCAGGGGGATTCGGGCCCAGTTCTTAAGGAACCTTTTTAAAGATTTAAAAACCATATTACAAAATGACTACGGTCAAGGCGTTCGATGAGATGATGGGACAATTTATCGGTGAGCTTGCCCAGGTGTTCCCCGATGAGTCTCCCAAGACCCCTATTGCGTGTAACGATTTTATGCGTATGATCGCCCCGTGGATTTCGCAGATGTCTGCACGCAACGATTCATTCTTTTGTGCAGAGAACGAAGTGGTCAAGCACTTTGGTCTCGACACCATCTGGGCCCGTGAAGATTGCTCGGCGTCTACCAGGCAGGCCATCTGGCAGTACTTTTCGTCTCTGTACATGATTGCGACGACGCTGAGCATGTTCCCGCCGGAGACGCTCAGTATGATCGAGTCGGCTGCTGAAAACTGCGCCAAGAACATGAAGTTGGGCCCGGGTGGTCAAATTGACGAGGCGGCGCTCATGTCTGGCGTCAACAGTATGTTGAGTCAGATGCTCAGTAGTCCAGGTGGGAACCCGTTCGCCGCCTTGACGAGTCCAGGGGGTGGGCAGCGTCAGGTGCCATCAGGACCCCAGCCTCGACGCAAGGTGAAGAAATCTTCTAAGTAAATAGAAGAAAATGGACCCCAAAGACGTGTTCCGGTCTGACGAGCTTATGAACTTTTGGCCGACAGGCACCCAGACGGCACGCGAGCGCGTCTCGGCGACGACGCGGTTCATTTTGTACGCCATCTGCCTCGTATACATTATCAACAGGGACACTCGTATTTTTGCACTCGGGGCTCTTGCACTTGCCATTTTGTACTACATGTGGACCACAAACATGATTCAGGACGGCAAACTTCGTCCAGCGATCGGTGACGCGCGGGCGGCTTCGATGACCCGTTCAAACGTTACGCTTCCCACACTCGACAACTCCATGGGCAACGTTCTTTTGAGCGATTACGTCGATAATCCAGACCGGCCAGCCGCTGCATGGTACCCAAGCATGCGCGCACAGGTTCAACAGGCCTGGAGTCAAATTCACCCGTTCGAGCGTCAACGCGATGCGGAACGCAATTTCTACACCATGCCTTCAAGCACCATTCCAAATGATCAGACGGGCTTTGCACAGGCTGCATACGGTCGTCCGTTTGCGAACAAGTGTCACGACCAGGGAGGCGTCGGGTGCAACCCCGATCGGTTCTATTCTACTTTCCCAGAGAGTGTACAAATGCGCGGAGGAAATTAAAGTTGTGTACTAATAAAAATGCCACTCGACTTCAGTCCTTTGGTTTTGGAAAAGAGCGTGTGGTACGGCCCAGCGCAGGTCGTCCTTGAGGACAAGACGATGGTCGAGAGTAATTTGCGTGAGGAACCCACGACGTCGTGGAAGAAGGACTGGTCTGAGAAGCCATACGATTTCCCGAACACGTACGTGACCCTTCCTCTTCGTGTTATCAACTGGAACCCGATTAACACCTTTGGAGAGTACCAGAACGAGCGTTTCGTTCAGCGGTACTACACCAAGGGAAACACCTTCCAACGTTAAAAAAAAGATGTATTAGTATTAATGGATCCTCTGGCGCTTGCCGCCGTTGTTGGTCTCGTGTTTGCTGGAAAAACCATTTCCGAAAAGGAGACGGTGAAACCCACTGGTCCCCAGACAACCACGAAATCCCCACTCACTCGTCGTCAGATTGATTTGATGGCGCACCCTGCAGATCACTCCGCTGATTTCTTTGACGTGCGTAACACGAACCCAGAGCTTGGACGCCGCATCGGCGACTGGCGTCTCCAGCCCAAGGAGGCGGTCCCGAACCTCCAGGATGTCGCGCCGACGATGTCTCGGTTCCCGTACGGTCAGCCAGTCTATGACCTATACAACCGTCAGTACGTCACCAACAAGCAAAATAACGTGTCTCCACTTGAGCGCCCAAACAACATCGGCCCAGGTCTCGGTCTTGGCCCAGAGGTTATTGCAGGTGGCGGTTTCCACGATTACTTCCGTGCGTTGCCTACAAACATTAACGAGGAGCGCTTGACCACGCTCGAGGGTCGCACTGGACCTTCTAACCCCGTTGTTAAGAACGGTGGTGCGGCGTATATCGGTGATATTACACATCAGGCGGCTGCTACAAAGACGGCGTACCGTGATCCAGGCGCGTATGGCGGTGGTGGCGCACAGTCTGCACTTGTCGGGGCAGAGGGTCGCCCGAACTTCCTCAAGACCAAGAAGATGACGATTCGTGGTGAGACTGGTTTACGCACGGACACACTGTCAGACGGCCCACCGCAATACAACGTGTATCAACCATACGCCGGTGGAACAACGTCTTATACAGACAAGGCTCTTACTCGTGCCACTGGCTACCGTACGATGCCAGATCGTGCCGCCAATCCAGCACGCATGAATGTTCGCAACGACCCTGTCAACCAGGTGGGTGCAATGAGCATTCTTCGTATCGAGTCAGAACCCGTTCCACCGGGCCCAATGGGTCCCACCGGGAACAGCCAGAGCCGTGGCGTTGTTCCACCAGAGTTCGACGATCCGCTCAACGAGTTCAAGGCGAATCCCAACCCCCGTGCTCAGACCGACTTCCTGGACATTGCTATTCAGCAGCTGGAAAAGAACCCACTGGCCTATTCGCTCGCCGCCCCGAAAAAGGCGGACCCCTCCATGGACACGCGTCCATTCAATACGGTCTCTGTCAACTAAAAAAATATAGACTCAGAGTAAATGAGTGGAGGCGTTGTTCAACTCGTTGCTATCGGCGCTCAGGACGCTTGGCTGACCGGCAAGCCCGAAATTTCCTTCTACCGGTCCAACTACAAGCGTTACACTCACTACGCCAACTCCGTTGAGCGTCAGGTGATCCAGGGAGCACCCATCGCGGGTGGCATCTCCACGATCCGGTTCGAGAAGAAGGGCGACCTGCTGAGCTACGTGTTCCTGACCATCCGCGACTCCAGCGGTGCTCAAATAGTCAACCCTGATTGGACCAAGATCATAGATAAGGTGGATCTTTTGATCGGTGGTCAGATTGTGGACACCCAGGACATCGAGTACATGACCGACATCGAGCCCATCACCGGTGCTCAGACCTTCTCCCAGCGGTACTTGAACTTGAATAGCACAACATTCAATAATCAAAAGAATACATTCCTACCTCTGAAGTTCTTCTTCTGTAAGGACTGGTCCGTGGCTCTGCCCCTGATTGGTCTCCAGTTCCACGATGTGGAGGTTCGCATCACATGGTCCCCATACTTGGCACAGACTGTGACGTTTGGCCCGACCACCAACCCACTTCTTCCCGCTCAGCCCCAAGCGACTGCAAATATCATTTCTGACACTGTGCTGAGCTCCAACTTGGCGAACCTGTATCTGTCCCAGACCACCGGTCCTCTGTTCCCGGGCATGCTCGTTGTTGGTCAGACTGCCAACACGCAGACGAACGTCGCTGTCGTTCAGTCCTTCTCTAACGCATTTGCTCCAGTTGCCGGTCAGGGCTACTTCTCCAACGTGGTTATTTCCTTCTCGAACACGTCTGCTTTGTTCATGTCTGGCTCTTTCCTCACGGGGAACGTCGCAAGCTTGTACGCCCCCACGTGCGCCACCCAGATCAACGTCTCGTCTACGATCACTGTTGGCACGGGTCTCACTTCCCTGTCCCTACCGATCAATCAAATTGTCAGCCCCCTTGCACAGGGTGGTGTTCAGCTAGGCCAGTACGTGGCCGGTCTGCCCATGACTGGACCCGTGTACGTGTCCAGCGTGTCTAACATCGCGAACAGCAACGTCACCATTTCTTTCCCTTCGACGGCGGCGATCACGACCATCCCCCCGTATCTCACGGTTTCCTTTATTCAGGGTACGGCGCAGACCACGACCCAGTACGGTTCTCTTCAGTACCAGGCCTGGTCCAACTTCGTGTACCTGGACCAGGGCGAGCGCGATTGGTTCGCCAAGGCGCCTCAGTACGATATGCTCGTCACCCAGGTGCAGCGCGTCGTGATTGGCACCAACCCCGTCCAGGAGTTGGCTCTGGCGCAGCCCGTCAAGTTCCTGGCGTGGCCGTGCGTCAACTACAACCAGGTCTACGCCAACGGCGTTGGTGCAGCGAACGCAGCGAACTACCAGCTGAAGACGCAGGTGAACGGTGTGGACGTTGGCGACTCTCGTCACCTGGTTCACTTTGTCGATGTGCCTCAGTACTACAACACGCCCTTCGGATACGTGCACAACAACTCCGTGGCGAACGTGGCGATCATCAGCTACTGCTTGGACACCTCCAAGCTCCAGCCCAACGGCACGCTCAACTTCTCTCGTCTGGACACGTTCCGCATCGTGGTGCCCCCAACTCTCACCAACGGCGTCTACGGTCTATACAACCAGAACCTGCCAAGCGCCTACCCGACTCCGTACCTGTACGCCGTCAACTACAACATTCTGCGGATCCAGAACGGTCTGGGCTCGCTACTGTACGCCGCTTAAATTCAGTTTGTATACTAAAACATGCACTGGATCATATGGGCGATTCTCGCGTGTCTCGTGTTTTTAGCATCGTACAATCCACGCACGGGAAGCGTCACCAAGTACTTTGTCGATCCAGCGCCAGAACCAAGGAAATATTTTGCTCAGAAAACGTCAGTAGAGGATGGAATCACCTCGAGAACGCCACAAAGCGATAGCGATTCCGATGAGTAAAGTCGGTGACCAGCAGCATTTTTTGATCGTCCACGATCGTCGGTACCGCGAATGGACGTTTGTGACAGGCGGGTGTCGCCGACGCGAGGTCTTCAACCCACTTCGGTGTGCGGTTCGAGAGCTCGAAGAAGAAACACGTGGGCTCATAAATTTAAAAAGGGGGTCCTACTCCTATTTTAAATTTACGACAAATACACCGGAACCTCGTGACGTTGAAGATGGCGTCGCGGTTCTTAACCATTATCACGTGTACGTGTTCAACTTGCCCATGACGTCGACCGAGCATCGCCACATTATCAAACGGTTTATCGAAGAAAAACGCAAGATGGAAGACTCGCAAGTTCCTTTTCGTAAAAATTATGATGAAAATGACGAGTGTCGTTTCGAAACACTTACAGACATTTCACGGTGTCCAAACCTTTGGCCCATGATTCGTGCTCACGTTCTTGAAAACCCAGAGTTCCGTCAGGCAATCTCCACAACCCACTGGACACCTTTCAATTTGAAAACTACAGATAGTGGCGCGTTTACGCCACCAGGTTTAATTTCAAGCTAAAATTAAATGACTCGGAGTAAGATCGAGTTGGCGACTATCCTTGCAAAGCTCCGTGGGGACGACTCTGACCCAGCCCAGCTTGCAAAGGAGATGTCACTCATGAAATTGTGTTATGAAATTCAAAAGGTTGAGGAGGAGCGTGAAGCAGAGGCTCCCGCGGTAGAGGCTCCAAAGGACGAGGAGGCTCCAAAGGACGAGGAGGCAGAGGAGGCTCCGAAGGAGGAGGCCCCCGAAGAACTCACTGAAAAAGAGCAGAAAATAGTCGAGGAGCTCAAGGTTCCAGAGAAGGTCTCTACGGAAAAGAGGCACAAGCACATTTTGTCGTGGCTTTTGGACTCGTCGAGTGACGAAGAGTCTTAGAGAGGTTGTGCGTAATCATAATAATGTCACAAGGTGGATTGTCCCGATGGCGCGTTCCCAAAGGTCCAGGGACACATGTTCTCATGGACGGTGGGATTCTCCATGTACCCACGGAAGAAACAAAGGAGTTCTATCGTGAGTATATTCAATTGGTGAATTCAGGAACAAAATTGTACGTGGTCGAACAAAAGACGGAACGGTTCAAGTTTTTCGTAGACCTCGACTACAAGGCTGAGACCAAGTTGTCTGAAGAGGACCTCATTCAATTTTGTTCTATAATTCATGAAGCTCTTGATACATCCTCGAGGTGTTTGATTGCACGAGCTCAACCACGCCCCATCAAGGATGGTCTCGTCAAGTCAGGTGTTCACGTTCATTGGCCAGACTTGGTCGTCACTCGAGTCCAAGCAATGAATTTAAGAACAAAAATCATCGGCAGTCTTGCGGCTGCGCTCCCCTTTGAGTGGGACAAGATTATTGATGCGTCAGTCTACGGCGGTTCAGGTCTTCGAATGTTGTGGTCCCACAAGAAGCCATCGGGAGACCCGTACGTCCCATGGCGCGAGCTCAGAACGTCTACCGAGTTTGTGAAGGCACCAGACGCCGACACACTTGAGCTCTTTTCAGTACGTACAGATGACGTGTTAAGTGTCACAGAAGCACTTGAGGATACAGGTGCACTCGAGGACTTTGTGAGAAAGTACATGGAGGGTCAGGAGCGCACACATATCAAAAAGGTCCAGAGGCACGAGCACGATGGGTGGTACGCACAGTCGGACTCGCGGTACTGTGAACGGGCACGGAGGGAACACAAGTCAAATCACGTATGGTTTCACATAAGTCGGGGGAAGATTTCCCAGCGTTGTTTCGACGAGGAGTGTAGTGAGTTCAAAGGCACTGAACTTATTCTTCCTCCTTCTATAGTAGAGCAACTCAAAGATGTTGCTGTTGTGGGTAGTCCTTCTACTTGTTTTCTTATGGATATTTTTCCCGATGGGGCACCCGTTCAAAAAGTACAAGACGCTCGTCCATCCGTACTCGGGTCTCGACCCAGTGAGTTGGCAAAGGTTTCTGGCGAACCTCGATACGTTCGAACGGTCGGCTTCGAGCCGTCTCGATGAGGCGGCTCCAGCACTCTACAATGCAATCGAAAACATCAAAGACCTCGGTCTTGGTTTGCGCCGAGCGGATGATTCGGACATTCAAGAGCACTTGAATGACATTGCACGCCAGCTCGGGTACGAAGGTGAAACAATTTTGAACCAAAATTCGATTTCTCAGGGCGTGTACTTCTTCCCAAGGTACTTAAACGAATCACTCCTTGAGTACCCAGAATATGTCGACACGCGAGACCCGGGTCCGGTCAAAAGCCACGGGCAGTAGTCCACGTCCAGCTGCGGAGCAGCTGTCCTCCCCCGTCGTTCCAGAGATACCAAACCCCCTCGACATCCTTGCCGATGCCGCTGCAACCGTGACCGAGCCCACGACGCGCACGAGGTCCGGCCGCGTCTCCAAGCCCCCTGTTCGCTACGAGCCTGTTGAGCAGGTCGAGGACGATTATGCAGATGATGATTACGACACGGACGAGTCTGATATTTCGTCTACGATTTCATCCGACGATGACGAGGACGAGGAGGAGGACGATTCCGATGCTGATGAGGATGGAAATTTAGACGGGTTTGTTGTCCCAGATAAAAGCGAGAGTAGCGAGTCTGACAGTGATGGAGAACCTCCCGTTTCTGTCCAAAAGCGGCGAGCAGTTGCCGTCAAGAAACGTCCCACCCCCGCGAGCCGAAAGTGAGGTTCCCGACTACGAGGAATCTCAGCAACGGTTCTATCCCGCGTGGCCACAACCCGCACCACGCCAAAACGCGTTTGACGCACTCAAAGAGAATCATATTGCTCTCATTCTTATAGGTATTGTCATCGGCGTCCTTGTGGTAAGTATGCGCCCCATTGTTATTAATCCAAAGTAACTAGTATGTGCATGCGGGCACGCAACAGTCGGATGGACACGGGATGAACACTCCGTTTTCACCGTATCCACAGTGTGTTTTCCTCGGATCACCTGCAAGTGCTATGCACGAACACTGTACGTTTCTCGGACAGTTTCGTGCGCTTATTTCTCTACTGTATCGGACCTCCGGTTCGGATGGCATGGCTACGGGGAACTTGGCCATGTCTTTTTGACACTCCTGTACCAGTGCGTTCACCTGCGTCTGAGACATTCCAGACAAGTCCCGTTCAAGTTTCTGACACGAAGGAATGTAGGACGCAACGGACGTTGTCGTGCTGTTATATGGGTACAATGGCGCCTTTGGCGTCACGTCATCGTTTCCAACAAAAGTACCAATCGGCCCGAATGGGTTTGCGTACACATCCTCCTGTAAAAAGCCCGTCCAGGGGTTTACACGAGTTTGATCTGCGGATTCCATACTGCGAAATACTGTAAACTGCGTTTCTTGTGTAGGTGGCGGTTCTGACGGTTCAGTATCGGTGACACGAAGGTACGCCACCGCAAGAGCAACTGCAATGACGATAAGAACTGTTGCAGGTAAAAAGTACCCTTCATGAATGAGATAAAGACTCGTTCCGAGTACAAGCATCCCAGTAATTCCCACGGAGGCATATTGCCACGCGGGAAGTGCTGTGAAGTCCATGTGTTCCTGTGTTTAGTCAAGTTTTTTTACGCATCGGGAACGTCATCGTCCTTAGCAGCTGGCACCTCCTCGTCCTCCTCTGGGACAATCTCAATCTTCGTGGACGGGCCCTCGGCGGCACGACGCTCCTCAATAATCTGGTTGACCTTCTCGTCGGCCATCTTGACCAGCTCGGCAAAGGTCTTATCGGGGAACTCCTTCCGCAGCTCCTCGACAAACTCTGCGGGGTGCGGAATTGGCGGAACGTCGGGCTTGGTGTAAAACTTGGAGTTCTCGTCGGCCGGGTCAATGTATGGGTACGGGCCCTCCTGGGGCTTGGCCATCATGTCGCGCTTACGCTTCTCGAACATAGAAGCAGCCGCCGACTGGTTCTGACGATACTTGGTCATAATCTCCTCAAGCTTCTCGTTCTGGTAGTGCACGTCCTCGATCATGTTGCGATCAGGGGGCACAAGCAGCCACTTGTACATGTCCACGACGTAAATATCAACAAGGGCGTCCTCCTTCTGGAGGCGCTTGGCATGGGACGCCGCCTCGTCACGGGTCGAAAAACACCCGCGAATCTTCAGACCCAACTTCTCGTTCTTCTGAGGGAGGTCAGGGCCCACGAAGGAGATGCATGCAAAAAGCTGTCCTGGCACCGTCAGGTAGTCGGACTCGAGCGTAGCCATATAAAAGAGTAAAGCACTAATTTTTTAAGTATGAAACGCACAATTGAAATGCCCGTGTCATCCTCCGAGGGTCTCCGCAAGTTGCACAACGAGTGCAAACGAGCCCTGATTCAGAGTTGGGTCAAGCGTGGTGAACGTGTGCTGGACTGTGGATGCGGACGTGGCGGGGACCTTCACAAGTGGAAGCACTCCGGTGCCACCGTGTTTGCCATTGACCCCGACGAGGTGTCGCTTGAAGAGGCGACGAACCGTGCACATGAAATGAACTTTGGCGTATGGTTTCTTGGTCCGGGAACAATTATTCAAGGAGCATTTGCCGGGCCATTCGACGTCGTTTGTTATAACTTTTCACTTCACTACATCTTTGAAAATGAAACCACGTACACACACTCGATCAAGGCAATTGCATGCGCCTTGCACCTCGGTGGATACTTGATTGGCATCACACCTGAGAAGGCGCGTATCGAATCGGTTGTGAATGACCATGGGAACTTTCAGGACGCCCTTGGGAACGAGTGTTCGTTGGTACAGGGTGGCCGCCGTCTCATGGTTCGGCTCGTGGACGGACCGTTTTACGCCGATGGGGGTCGTGAAGAGCCCATGCTCGATGCTCAGGTTCTCATCAGGGACCTTGCAAGTGTGGGTCTTGAACTCGTGGTGTGGGAGCCTATGCTTCAGGCCCCCAACGGTCTTATTTCAGACATATATTCGAAATTCGTCTTCAAGAAAGTCTCGGAGTAGAGTAGGAAATGTTGCACTACATCGCCCTTGTAGTCGCATTTGTCATGCTTGTGATGGTGGTTATAACGACCACGGAGCCACCTCTACTTGTTCAGATTAAGCAAAGGTACTGGGCAATTCTTGATATGCTTCGTCAGACGGGAGATCCTACATGGAAAGACGTGTTACGCCCAGCGATCCTCACGGGGATGGCGGGGTGGAACAAGTCCATGGGTCCGATCGGTTCGAACGTCAATAAGGGGTACGAAATTTACATCTGTCTGGACGGAGACGATGTAAATTCAGCGACGTACGTGTTGATTCACGAGTTGGCACACATGTCCGTGCCCGAGTACGATCACACGACTAAATTTTGGGACAATTTTGAAAAACTCAAGACGCTCTGTATCCAGAATGGACTGTACACAAAGGCGGGGGTGCGTGGATACTGCGGAGAAGTTGTCCGAGACTAATAGTATAATGTTGAAAATTATAGAAAACATTCCAGAAATCAATGCAGCTGCTTTAAACCACGTGTTTGAGCGTATGAAACTCGAGCACAAGCCGAACACGTTATGGTTGGAATTTGGTGTGGCGACTGGGTATACTATCAACTACATTTCCAAGTTTACTCAAAACACCGTATATGGGTTTGATAGTTTCGAGGGTCTCCCCGAGGATTGGCGGCCTGGCTTTCTACAAGGAATGTTTAGCAGGGGTGGCGAGTTGCCTAAAGTGAACCAGAACGTAGAGTTGATAAAGGGGCTGTTCCAGGATACGCTTCCCGACTTTGTAAACGCACATCCCCAAAAGGTTTCTTTCATTCACATGGACGCGGACCTATATAGTTCGACCAAGTACATCTTCGATGTTCTGAAAGACTCTCTCGATGAAGATTGCGTCATCGTCTTTGATGAACTCATTAATTATCCAGGATTTGATGGAGATACTGGAGAACTAAAGGCGTTTTACGAATTTATTACAGAAAACACCGTCGATTATGAATGGATAGGGTGTCACAAGTCAACGAACGGTCAAGCTGTCGCGGTGAGAATTCACTCGGTGCGTTAAGCCCGCTCAATAATGAACTTTTTTAGAATGAAAAACACAATGGCCGCCACGAGAGCGGACACGATAAGCCCTGTGAGCGAAGTGTCGCCCGTTTCTCCGATGAAATTGGGAACCATGCTTCGCAGACGGGTCTGAACAGGCTTGGAAAAGGCGACAACAGCGGCGGCACCGGCAAGAGCCGCCTGGAACTGCTCATCAGTAAGACCAAAGGGGTTTGACGAACGCGTCTTGCGCTCCTCACCACCCTCGGCCGGCGGAGCGGCGCGCATGCGCACTGCAGACGGGGCCTGCATCTGCGCGGATCCCATAATTTCGTTTTGCATCACCTCCTCGATCGGTGTGGAGAAGTCAGCCATTTGAGATTCGTCAATCTTTTTTTCGGGCAGGTTACGCATCAGTCCTTGGGGTACACTCTTTGTCGAATCTTCTGGGGGGCGCTCAAGTGCCTGACGTGCAATTTCCTCATTCAATGTCGGTTCAAAAGAGGAAATTGGTGTTGACATTGAATCCACACTGGGATCATAGGTCATCATTCTGTTGGTGTCTTTCAAATTTTATTCAAAAATTTAACGCCCTGTCTTTTTCACAATGACTGTTTCACCCTTGCGCTTCACACCAACGGGCTGGGTCTGTGCCGCTCGAGGGTTGTAGTGACGTTGATGGTACTGCCAAAACGCCGGGGACCCAACGCGAAAATTGCGTCGAATAGGTGCTTTGTACCAGAAGACACAATCTGTGATGCGATTACTCTTAGACGTGTTGTCCAGGACGAGACACTCGTAGTTTTCTGTACACGCGTCCATGACCTGGCAAAACTGGTCGAACGTCGGAAACACGCCGAAAAACGCTTTGTACAAGTTTTCACGGTTCTGCCGAACATTGTCGCGGAGCGCAAACACATAGTCGACGTTTGTGCGAATCATGGGTGTCATGTCCATACAGTACTGTGTCGTCATCATGAAAAAGATCTTCCAGTGCCGACCGTTCATAAAGAGTTGGCGAATACACGTGTCTCGCATGAATGACCGGTCGTACATGCAGTCGTCCATGAGCACAAACACAGGGGAACACCTTCCGACCGCGAGGAGCTTTTTTTGGCGGTCGATGAGCTTTTCAAGCGCATCCTTGTTATAGTCTCCAAACACAAATAGATCCGGAATGAACTGTTTGTAGTACCCGTTTCCTTCTTCTGTTCCCGACATGGCAATTCCCGCTGGGAGGTGCTTTTTGTTCCACAAAATATCAGTGACGAGTGTACTTTTTCCCGTTCCTCTTTTTCCTATAAAAACACACACCTTGTCATCTCCTATTTTTGATGGATCAAACTTCCTGAGCTGGAGACTCATTCCTTGTATTTTCATGTAAAATTCGTCACGGACTGGGGCGCAATCGGACCGAGGCGCGGAGCGTCTCGTGACAACACATCGGCCTGAGGGCGCCCTTCGGGGCAAAATAAGTTCTGCGAGATTACTAGGAATGTCTGCAGGCTACATTCAGCTTGCGGCATTAGGACAACAGGACGCATACCTATCTGGAGAACCGCAAGTCACGTACTTTTCAGGAATGTACAAACGTCACACTCCTTTTGTTCTCGAGGCCTATGACATCGCATTTAACGGCACAACTATCACGTACGGGGAAACGGGAATCTGTAGAATTCCACCCAAGGGTGATCTCATCAGAGGTCTGACTCTTAAAATGATACTCCCAGCACTGTACGATTCAGGGACCGACTGGATTTGGGGCATACCGTCTTCACCGACGAACTATCCGGCACTGTGGTTTGGCCTTCCCAATGGAACAATCACACCTCAAATTGTCGCACCAGTTCTTGAGAATGAGTATTATTCTTCGAACGCCACGTCCCTGAGTGTTTGGTTTACAAATTTCACACCGTACGCGTCGTACTCGGGAAGTCTGAATCAATTCATTTTTCAGGGCGTTTCAAATGTAATTGTTCAACCGGGATCAGGTCTGTTCTGGGGGTTCGATCCCATTAACTATTCAACACTTGATCAGTACGGAAACCTCGTCTACAACGCAACAACGTCTACGACCGTGACGCCGACCTATTCTCTTCAGCAATCGGGGTGGTACAGATCTGTGAACGGGGTGGCAATCTCGTCTCAGACTGTGAACCCTTTGGTCGGTGCATACTTTTCCGTGGCGCAAAATTACCCTTTCGCACCCGGACTGAACTTTTTGAACTTTAATGCGTTCACACCGTCAAACACTCCGTATTGGACACTCAATGATCTCGATCTCACCAGTTACTTTGTGACGTCCACCGGTCTTGTCAAGATTCTTCAACCGGGACGATACACCGTTCGTCTTGGATTCAACCTGGATACGGCCGCTGTAGTCTCTGTGAGTTACGGGATTTCCGCGACTCAAGCACTTCCGTACGTACCCTCATTTGTTTCAACGCACACATACACCGTGTCACCGAACCCAACGTCTCCTGCCGTTCTCCCGGTCGTGGTGCCCACCCCTGGGTACTACTACTTCTACGTCACTGTGAATGGTGGGTGTACCGCTCTTCCCGGATCGTACATGGCTATAACGCACGCAAATGACATTTACCAATTTTCAAATGCCGTGACACTGTCATCCCCATCCCTTGCACCTGTTCCAATCTATGGAAACGTGTATCCCCCATCAGGGGCGAGTGTGACACTCAACCCAGACTCGACGCTTCAGTTCTCGAAAGATGGCGAGTACTTGATTACAGGCGTCCTCAGTCTTTCAAACACGGTTCTCGAGTCGTACGTGTCAAACGTCGTTCTCGGGGAAGGCTCCAACACCCTGTACGTGTATGACATGTCTTCACAAGGGCAAAATCCAACACAGGCATTCTCATTGCCTCTCGTGGCAAACGCACAGTCACTGTACTATATCAACGTTTCGTCGACCGAGTATTTTTCAGATATAACTGCAAACTCATTTTTCATTATAGAACAGATTGGTGTTACACCAAGCACGTCTCCCAGTATAGTGTTTCCGTACAATGGCACCCTGCTCCAATCAAACAACACAACGTTCACAAGTCCTTTGAATTTTAGTACAGAATTCACATCAAATACAAATTCTCAGCTCATTTCTGTAAACGCGACTGGGAACCTCGTCTTTGCAAACACGATGTCATATATGTTTACAGGCGTATTTTACACGTCAAGTCCTGTAACGGCCGTGACGCTCAGTTCTCCGAACGGGTTTTCACAGAGTTTTCAGATGGCCTATGGGTTCAGTACATCACCACCGTACACGATCAGTGTTCCGTTCCGAATCACTGACACCACGACAGTCTATGACGTTACACTCACGGCGTCTGGGACGATCGACGCGAGTTCGTATATCGCCATCTCGCCACTCGCGACAAACGCGTACTCTACATTCCAGACCATTTACAATTACTATGATGGTGTCGGTACAATAGCAATTGTTGACGCGACCCTCAAGATTGGAGGACAGACTATACAGAGACTCACGGGAGAGTACATAGAAACCTGGAACGAACTGAACGTTCCGTATGAGAACCAGCCCGGTCTGCAGCTCTTGACTGGAAAATACGATACGCACACGAGTGTCGGTGTTCCTGGACGCACGTATTACGTCAACCTTCCGTTCTACTTTTACGAAAAGCCCGAATTGTCCATTCCCATTGTAGCGCTTGAACGCCAAGACGTGGAAGTCTGGGTCACATTCAACGAGTTTTCACAGTTGACTTCGTACCCGGTGGCAAATCCAACACTTCAAGCGACAATCATCACAGAGTACGTGTACCTTTCAAACCCAGAAATAAACTGGTTCAAAACCCATCAACTCGAGTACATCATCACACAGTGTCAGTACGATCAGTTCATCTTGAGTGAAGGGTTCCGGTCCGCTGTTTTCGAACTCTTTTTCAAGCACCCCGTCAACGAACTCTTTTTCATGATTCATCCGGACACGAACTTGCCGTACAACTATACGACACCTGGAGGTGGTACGGACCTCGTGTCCCTCGGCATGACGTTTAACGGGGAGGATGCCTTCTTGGCAAGCACGACAAACACGCTCTACATCGGAGCGCTCGTACCGTTTAGAAAACACACCAACTTCTTTTCACAGCCGACGGTTCTCACGGCTCAGCAACCAAACGCGTTCGGACGTCAGTTTTACATGTACTCGTTCGACCCTGGACACGTGAACTTTAGTCGCATTCGACAGGTTCTTCTTGAAATGAATGTGCGAAATACAACGTCCAACTATCCGTCCAAGACGATGAACGTTATTGTGACGAACAAAAACGTCATGAAAATTGCAAACGGTGTTGCAGGAGTCATGTATTCTTAAGAAGGTGTGAGCGCCCTTCGGGACGAAATAAATGCTACGCAGAGGGCTCCCGCGGAGCCCGTCGGGAAACAATATGTTTCCCTTTACTAGAAATGGCCGGACGTGCCAGTTTGTCCTTTTTGGGCCAAGAGGACATATCTTTGAGCGGTGAACCCCAGGTTACATATTTTATCGAAAAGTATCGTGGACATACTCCATTCGCGAGTCGTGCCGACCAGGTCATTTTCGATGAAGCAGGGGTTTCTTTTGGTTCGGAAAATCATAGGATTCTTCCTCGATCAGGTGATCTCATCACGGAGATGCTTTTGTATGTCGCCCCAGTGTTCCCTCCGGGCGTTCAGGTCTTGGACTCGGTCGGGACGCTCATGTTCCAGTACGTAGAGCTCTACATTGGAACGGAGCTTATCGAGCGTTTGTACGGAGAATACATCGAGATGTTATACGATTTGACAATTCCAAAGGGGAAACAAACGGCCCTTGCATTTTTGAACGGAAAGACGCTTCAGACGCTCAATGCACCCCAATTAGCCTATACGATTCCTCTTCCCTTTTCTGTACTCAAAAAGGGTCTGTTCATGGGTGATAAACCCGTAACGTTTCGAATCATCTGGAACCCGTCTACACTGTTCACGTCCCCGTCCACACTCATTACGACACCGTTTAAAGCCCAGTTGAACATAGAGTACACGTACCTTGGAGAGCCTGAGCGTGAGTACATCAAGAACCATAGGTTACAACTCTTTGAACAGGTTCAGTTGAACCAGTTCTTTGCACCTCAGGGAACGGGATTTGTTCAGTGTAACCTCGACTTTTACAATCCTGTGAAGGAACTCTTTTTCGTCGTTCAACAAGATTCGGCACTGGGATACGATTACACAAATGGATCAGGATCCGACATTCTCGGTGTACTCGAGCTTGATTTTAACACGACGGCACGTATAGAGCCAAAAGTTGGAACACCCCCGTTCCTCAGAATCATACAGCCCCTGGAGTTTCACACGCGAGTTCCCGACCGCTTGTTTTACATGTACTCTTTTAGCCTTGACCCCGAAGGTGATTCCCCAACAGGGTCCGTGAACATGTCTCGAATTAAGAACCAAATTTTGTTCCTAAATTTGAACCCCACACCTGGGAACATTAACATACGCATCTATGCAGCCTCGTACAACTTTTTGGAAAATTCCAAACCCATATTTTCAAACTTCTTTTAAAGCGTCTACGTGCGTGTACCCTATGAAGACAGGTGACGGCGATTTTGACACGTCGGAGATTGAAAAGGCGGCGACCGACCTTTTTCTACCGGTCGTAGAGTCTGCGACCGTTCTTGCTGCCCACTATGCGAAGGCGTGTGGTCGGGATGTCGTGTTGGCCGAGGATATGCACTACGGTATGATGTTTGCCGCCCGAAACGTCACTGGACGGCACACAGGGTCTTTGTACCCGGAGATTTACGACGAGGACGAGGGTGAAGACGAGGACGAGGGTGAAGACGAGGACGAGGGTGACGAGGACGACGAGTCGGAATCGTCGTGGGAAACGGTCGATGATGAGGAACTCATATGGGCTCGGTACGCGGGCACGGAGGATGAACAGGCGCTTGCAATGAATGCGTGTGCAGACACGTGGAACGAGTGGGTCCCTTCGAACCCCGCTGAGTGGGCGCTGAAAAATGCCGTGGACAAAAACTCAATTTTTGGTAGGGAATGACGTACACCATGTTCGTCATCGAGTCGGAGAGCGATGAAGAAGATGAGGAGGGTACACGGTACGCACACATTTTGGCCGAGGAAGAGTACGAAGATACGGACTTGGACGATTTCAGTTCAGGCGGTCAATTTGACGAACCGGAACCGTGGTGTCCCCGTGACCAAATTTTTTTTAGTTTTATATAGTACCAAAGATGGCAAGCACTGTGATGAGCATCGCGACGACCGTGGAGGCTCAGGGCCTGAACACCCTTGTTATGGGTTTCTCTTTTGCTGCCGCCCTGGCGTGGTTTGAGGTGGTGAAGAAGGTTGTTGAGCGGGTGGTCAAGTCCAATGGCAGCATGCAGGGTGCCACCATTTCCGCTCTGCTGACCACCCTGCTGGCCGTGCTCGTGTTCCTCTTGCTCAAGACCTTCGTGAAGAACGTGGAGATCAAGGAGCCTGGCGCACCCCTGTTTGCCGTGACCCGCTAAACGGCCCGAGCAACAATAGGCAGGGCAACCTGAGGTTTGTTCAGGAAGGTTTTCCATACGAAAACACCACCTAAAATGAGTAAAACAATAAGGAGCCAGGGAATTTTCACTTTGCGCTCAGGTGCGGGTGGTGGAGGCACACTCATCATGGCCTCCACGATTCGTTTGATTTGAATCTCTTCAAGAGGTTTCGGCGGTGGAAGCGTCGGCTCGGGGTCGGGGGTCAAATGTAGACGCAAAATAAAGGCGTTGGTTTCCCATCCCTGGAAATTGAGGAGATTTCCCTGTTTGTCTACCCACCGTACCGTGAGGCGTTGGAGACTTCTGATAGGTTCAGGGTAGTTGACGCTAATCACATAGTCCTTATTTTCGTGAAAATTCTTGATACAGGCGGACGATACGTCCATAATGATCGGTGCAAAGGCTCTGTTCGCGTTCGAGCCTGAGATGGTCCCTGACGTCCCCTGAAGCGCTCCTGTATCGACGTGAAATGGCGTTCGAAGCTCGTCTACATCGAGCCACACGTAGTCATTGAGTGAAAAGTCAACCATTGTCAGGGACGTGAGAATGTATTTGCCCGAGTAACTTGGGTACGTGGGACCAGCAAGGGCTGCCGTGAACGTCTGATTCGCGGGAAGACCGACCATGGCGGCGAGTTCGTCCGTATTGATCGTGAGTGTAAAGACACTTGTGCTGGAAAAGATGAACTGACCCTGTTCTGGGAGGTACGTCATCGTGATTCCAGCACCGGCTGTCACGTCCTGAGCAAGGGTGTATGCGCTATAAAACCCAGGGTTCAGGGACACGTTTGTCGCGTTTACCGCAAGCACATCAGAACCGTTCGTGAGGTTATACATGGTGTTTGGAACACGAGCACTTACGAGATCGACCCGCTCGACGTTTCGGATCGGTCTCGTGAGGTGAAGCACATATGAATTGCCTGAGGGATACAGGGTCACGTCTCGGTTCGCCGAGTCGGCTGACAATAGTATCGTGGGCATTCTTCTATTAAAAGGAGAGGTTTTACATTGGCATTCCGGGGCGTTGCTGGGGTGCGTCCGTCACGGGTGGGAGAGGTACTTCGATCCAAGCACCATCCCTGTATCGCCATCCATCGAAATTTGAACCAAGCATGGAATCGGGAATTGGAACTGTACAATCGGCGTCCTGAGCAGACATTTTCACGATCCGACCGTCGCTGTTTACAGTTGCACGAAACATTTATAACAGTTTTAGATTTTTTTAAATCGAACCGTTATACAGGTATGGTGGAATCGTAATCTGAACACGCCCAATGAGGCCCAGATAATATGCATTACCATATGGGCAAAAGTAAGCGTATTTACCATCTGTAAACCCTCCCCGGAACCCATTGAGGTTTGAATTTACACTCGTCAAGTCTAGGATAGTAGTACCACTCGTCGTATAGTTCTGAAGATCAACACGTACAGCAAGTCCGTTCCACCCTGGCGAACCGCTATATCTAGGAACAAAGTACCCGTACCGACCGTCCGTGAAACCTCCTGCGTATCCTTTTGCGTTCACGTTTACGGCCGTAAAGTCCAGGAACGTCGCACCACTCGACGTGAAGTTCTGAAGATCAACACGTGCAGTTAATCCGGCGTAACCACTGGGATTTTGGGTCGGAACCAAGTACCCGTATCGACCGTCTGTGAATCCTCCATAGAACCCTTTCGCGTTTGCGTTGATGCTGCTTAGGCTCAGCAGCGTGACACCACTCGTCGTAAAGTTCTGGAGATCAATACGTGTAAAGTAGCCGCTCCAATTCCACGGAACAAAGTACCCGTACCGACCGTCCGTGAACCCTCCTTGGAATCCCACGGCGTTTGCATTCACGCTTGAAAGATCTAGGAACGTCACACCACCGGCCGCAAAGTTTTTGAGGTCAATGCGCGTAACGATTGACGCCCACGACGCCCCGAAATAGTCTGGACAGAAGTACGCGTACCGACCGTCCGTGAATCCTCCGGAATAGCCTTTTGCGTTTCCGTTTAAGGCCGTCAAGTCCAGGAACGTCACTCCACTCGACGTGAAGTTCTGAAGATCGACACGTGCAGCGAGTCCCGTGGAAAACGGAATAAAGTACCCGTACCGACCGTCTGTAAATCCTCCCCAGTACCCATATGCGCTTCCATTCAAAGCTTTTAGGTTGAGTGGCGTAATACCACTAAAGTATACAAAATTTTTAAGATCAACTCGTGCAATTTCCCCAATGTTATTACCATCGGCGTTTGGAACGAAGTATCCATATCGTCCGTCTGTGAACGCTCCGTAGAAACCGTACATTGAATAGTCGAAAGGGTATAAATCAAGGGTCGTAACTTGTTGAGTCCCGAACGTCTTGTGTGTCGCAGGCATGAAATTTGCCATTGTCAAAGAGACCATGTCTATTGCATATGGTAAAGAACCAAGTGCACTGGGAAGTACAACAGAACCTCCAGTCACGTTTGGACTATAATAGTATAAATTCTGCGTCGTAAGCGAATTTGAAATTGTCGTGTTTCCCGTAACCTGTAAATTTGAACTAGGTATTGACGACGCTCCTATTCCAACAAACGGTGTATACGTAATAGGTTGACCAGACGTTCCGGACCATTGAGAGGTTGGTAACGTTGCCCATTGAATTCCCGTTCCCGTTGTCTGAATCGCTTGACCGTTGGTTCCTGTAGAACCATTAATCAGAAACTGTCCTGTGTTTATGGCGTATGGTTTTAAAGTCGCTGACGTCGAAATAACTTCGCTCATCTATAACGGTCACAGAAATTTTCAATCTGAACACGAGTCGCAGTACGGGGGGAGCGTAATTTGGACACGAGCGGCGAGTCCTGAATAGGTTGCAACATCAATAATGTAATATGGAACAAAATATGCATGTTGTCCGTCTGTGAATCCTCCGTAGAACCCTTTTGCATTTCCGTTCAAGGTTGTAAGATCTATTATCGTAACACCACCCGTCGTAAAGTTCTGGAGATCGATACGTGCAGCGAGTCCCGATGAGAGGCTCCCGTTATAAGTGTACGGAACAAAGTACCCGTACCGACCGTCCGTGAAACCTCCTGCGTATCCTTTTGCGTTTGCGTTTACGGCCGTCAAGTCCAAGAACGTCACACCACTCGTCGTAAAGTTCTGGAGATCTATACGCGCAACGAGTCCAAAAATTGCCGTCCCGTTATAAAACGGAACAAAGTACCCGTACCGACCGTCCGTGAACCCTCCTAAATACCCTTTTGCATTTGCGTTTACGGCCGTCAAGTCCACGGTCGTCACGCCACCGGTCGTAAAGTTCTGAAGATCGACACGTGCAGCGATTCCAGTAGTATACGGAATAAAGTACCCGTACCGACCGTCCGTGAACCCGTTGCCGAATCCTTTTGCGTTTACGTTCACGGCCGTCAAGTCCAGGAACGTCACACCACCAGTCGTGAAGTTCTGGAGATCAAAACGCGCAATGAGACCAGAGGTTCCACTGAGATACGGACAAAAGTATCCGTACCGACCGTCTGTGAACCCTCCTGTATATCCTTTTGCATTTGTGTTTACACTCGTGAGATCCAAGATTGTAACGCCACTCGTTGTGAAATTCTGAAGATCGAAACGTAGGCTCCTACCATGAATGTCTCCTCGATTATTACACGGAGCCAAGTATCCGTACCGTCCGTCCGTGAACCCTCCATCATATCCTCCGTAGAGGGAACCCTGTGCGTTTCCGGGTAAAGTGAGCAAGTCCACGGATGTAACACCACCGGCTGTAAAGTTTCTAAGATCCACGCGTGTGAAGGAAAAGTTGCCGACACTTGACTGAAATGGAACATAATACCCGTACCGACCGTCAGTGAAACCACCCTGATACCCCTTGTTGCCAATGTTTAATGCCGTTGCTTGTGACGTCCCAAACAGTTTATATGACGATGAAAACCCGTTTGCCATTGTTTGACTAAAAATATCTAGAGAAAACGGAACGGTTCCAAGTGCCGTTGGAATAAAAGATTGTACAGTCGCTGGTCCTAAAGGCGAGTACACGAGAGATGAAGCCGTCGTAACGTTCGATACGTACACGTTTCCAGCAACTTGTAAATTTGAAGTGGGTGTTGACGTTGTTCCAATACCAACAAACGGTGTATACGTAATAGGTTGACCAGACGTTCCGGACCATTGAAAAGTTGGTAACGTTGCCCATTGAATTCCCGTTCCCGTTGTCTGAATCACTTGACCGTTCGTTCCTGTAGAACCATTAATCAGAAACTGTCCTGTGTTTATGGCGTATGGTTTTAAAGTCGCTGACGTCGAAATAACTTCGCTCATCTATAACGGTCACAGAAATTTTCAAGTTGAACTTTCTCCAAAGTACGGTGGGATTGTGATTTGGACGCGCGCGACGAGCCCCGTGGAGACCCCGTTGTTCGGAACAAAGTACCCGTACCGACCGTCCGTGAAACCTCCTGCGTATCCTTTTGCGTTTGCGTTTACGCTCGTCAAATCCAAGAACGTCACACCACTCGTCGTAAAGTTCTGAAGATCGACACGTGCAACTAATCCGACGTAGGCCCCGTTATATTCGGGAACAAGGTACCCGTACCGACCGTCTGTGAACCCCCCTTCATATCCCTTTGCGTTTGTCCCGCCGCTCGCGGCCGTCAAGTCCAGGAACGTCACACCACTCGTCGTAAAGTTCTGAAGATCGACACGTGCAATGAGCCCAGAATACGCCGCCCCTGTATAATACGGAACAAAGTACCCGTACCGACCGTCTGTGAACCCTCC